CGCTTCGGTTGTTACTTATTTGATTGAGTCACTCTTACGAGTGACATGTTTTTATTTAGCACGTTACCGTTGTAACATCTTGCTCGTTGAGTTGAGAACACACACACATGATTTTTTCTGCACGATTATATCCTTTGGATGGTACACGATGAATTGCAAGGCAAGCGGCAAAAGTAAATGGAGTTTCAAAATCCGAATTTACTATTTAATTTAGCTGAGTTTGCACTCAGCATGTCAGCCCTTTCCGACAGTTTATCTGTTCTAAGATGGTCGCAAAGGGCTGTTCGGTAAATCCATTTTGACTTCGGGGATTCCTTAATCAGTCATCCCAACAACCATTGACTTTCACCTTTCATCGTGTGTGTGACAGGAAGTCGTACAAAAACAATCCTGTGTGTATGACGTAACTTAAAAACGTAGAGGAGAATCCAATGGGTTACTACAAATCACAACTAATAGAACAGCAAGAAGAACATCGTCTAGGTAACATTGACCAAGACTACGAGTCACAGGTTACATCAGAGCTTGACCAAGCAATAGCTGATGGTGACACAGAACGTGCAATGTATCTTGCATCAGTCATCGACATAACAATCCAGTAAGCCAAATCAGGGGTAGGTGATTGGCATCTACCCCATAACGTAAGGAGAATCACAAATGCCTTTTGATATTGACCTAACTAACATCGAACCTACACCAATCAAGCTACCTCGTCTTGAGGATGTCACTACTGATTACCTTGACAACATTGCCAAGTGTCTACAGCACGACACATTCTCAGAGACTGCCAAGCGTTCATACGATGAGGCATGGCAGATGCATTACGCACAGCTTGAGACAGCGGCTATCATGTTTCATGGCGATGGCAATGACTTGACACTATGTTGCAAGCTTGTAGACTCTCGCATTCGTAACCTCGAGTACGAACTTGAATCACTTAACAACTATGCCAACCGCATCAAGAACGTGGACGAGGATCACGTAGTCAATGACCCAGAGATTACTGTCAAGCAACAGGAAGCCATTGACGACAAGCTAGAGAAGCTTCGTGACCAGTACGCATACATACGCAATATGCACTTCGTCCTCAAGACGATGGTACGTCCTGAGATAGAGAGACGCACTGGCTACACCATGGACGCTTACAAGTCCAAGGCTCAGCTTGACACAGAACGCAAGACCAAGAAGTGGTCGCACTTCCGCAAGAAAGTTACCATGGATGTTTACATGTCATGGTCACCCAAGCAACGTCAAGCTTACACAGAGAAGTATGGTCGTAGGGTTCAGTAGCCCTACGATACACATTGGGAGGCTGGAGCATCACGCTCTAGTCTCTCACTTTTTTTGTGCGACAACAACCGAGGTAAAACGCCTCAGACTGACAGGAGAACATTATGGTTTTCTATATCATTGCTGGTGTATTCTCAGCACTTGCTATATTATTTCTGTTAGCCAAATTTGACTTTAAGAAAGTTCTTTGGCTTGACATCCCTATCGACATTGCTTCAACTATCTTGCTCGTTGTTATGTTTGCTGGCACATTTGCTGGCATGATGGCGGCAGTGATAGGGGGGTGTATAATTTCAGCTACACTTTACATACTCAAGAAGCTTAGAGGTTATAAAAAGCCAAAGTGGAAAAGATTTGGTTATGAATGGGTGGACATAAACAAATGAGAGAATCTCAAATGACTGTACAACAATTTAAACAAATGCTTAAAGCTAACAGAGATAGACTTCTTTACTTTTGGAAATACAATACAGAACAGCGCAGAAACACTGCAACATCTGTTAGCTCCTCAACAATCAAAGCAGCAATGCAAAGAAGAAAAGCCAAATAGTAATTATAATTAGATTGTGTAAAGACGTTCCTGTATCAGGTTAACACTTACACATAGTCCCTGCCCATACGACCTTTCATTTCGGTTGATGGTCAAAAGCAGGGATGTGACACTGCTACTTACCTAGGAAGGTCGCAATGCAGTGACAGAGGCTAGACGTGATGCCTCAAACCTAACCATGTCAACGCAAGGAGAAATAGACATGAACTTCGCACAAATCACAATCTCAGGTAACATCGGCAGTGAACCAGAAGTCCGTGACGTAAACGGTACTAAGGTCGCTAACTTCTCAGTTGCCGTCAACGAAGGCTACACCACCAAGTCTGGTGAGAAAGTGGAGAAGACCCACTGGTATCGTGTAGAAGCTTGGGACGGTAGCAATGGCAAAGGCCTAGTGTCTAACGTCATTGAGAAGTATGCCGCCAAAGGCACTACCGTATTTGTACAGGGCTTCCCCATCATCGAGGAATACGAGAAAGATGGTCAGAAGCAACGTTCATTCAAAGTCAAACTAGCTGGTGCAGGCTCAACATTTCGCCTAGCCAGCAAGGGTACATCATCCGAAGGTGCGCCTCAGACTGGCTCACCATCAACTGTGGATGACGATATTCCATTCTAGTAACCGTTCCCCTAGGATGGAAGGAGGGTAGTGGCAATCCAACTGTCACTGCCCTTTTTTATTGCAAGCACACAATAATAGTTGTGAAGAGGGTTGGATGCCGAGTGTGTCGGTAGCAAAGCCAATCATCGGGATGAAAGGAAGGTGGCAGTGTACGCCTCGAGCAACGTACACTTGCGGTATTCACAAACTATTCACATGTTCACAAGGAGTTCACAATGATTGAATCACTAGACACTATCGTTAATCCAAAAGAGCAAAAAGTATCTCTTGTCAAATCAATGATTGACCCTACCGGATATGAATGGATTAAAGACATTATCGAAGCTAGAATGTTTACTTTTGTACGTCTCTACGACAATGGGGATGGCGTGTACATAGATGATGAAGGTTTATATGCAGAACAAAGATTCTTCTGGATACACAGAAACTACCCACAACCTCTTGTAAACAAAGGATTGTTCATGGGTACAGACCGTGAAGGAGATAGCATACCGCCTCAAACATCTTTGACACAATTTAAAAAAGACGTAAAATTTATAGGTGATACACATGACTTGCAAGTTATGATGATGTTTAACAAAAGCAAAATCTCAATGGAGAATGGTTATGAAGATTACAGACCAATGTTCTTTGAATGATAATAATAAAATGACACCTTCTATTGCCGTAATGATAGCTGAAGGAATCGAAACGCCTCGTAGTGAGGATGAGTTTCTTCAAGCTTGGCAATACATATATAACTCTGGCCTTTATCTGCAGTTGCAGGGCTGGTACGGCAGACGTATCGAAGACATGATAAGGGAGGGGATATTAGATGCCTGACAGATTATGGATAGAATGTCCCGAATGTGAAGGTGACTGCACAATAGAGTACGAAGTTCCAAAGCCAGACTATAGGTATGGCGGTGAGCTTGTGGGAGAAGTAAGAGACTGCGAAACCTGTGAAGGTAGAGGAGAAATCGAACAGCATGAGGAGGAGTAACCATGCTAAATTATATCAGAAAGTTCAGGCCACTGAACGCCAAAGCCAGTTGGATTGGGTGGTTCGTCACTGTTCACCTAACACTATCGTTTACGATTATGTTGATGATGATAGCAATGGGCATCAACCCGACCCTCTTGGTTTCAGTGATTGGTGCGCCCCTGTGGATTGGCGTAGCGTTCGCCTCAAAGACACTGACTGACAAAATTATGGAGGACTAAATGTTTGATAAGATTAAGATTCGTAGCGGTATCCCAATCCCGCCACTAAGCGCACGTTCACACCTTTCTGTAATAGCAAACAAAATGCAAACTGGTGATAGTGTTGACGTACCAAAAAGCCAAGCTGTTGGTATGTGTCAAGCTATACGCAGAATGCATGGGGGTGCAACAATGCGTAAACTAGACGATAACACTTGGCGTGTATGGAGGACTAAATAATGTACACATCTATGAGTGGTACTATCGAATGTACCAGAGTTGTCATGTACACTGATGACCCCAACTTTGTAGCAATCAAGTTCTATCAAGGTCAACATGATTGCCCACTAACTGTTTACGCCTCTGCTTCAGACGGCAAAACATTCGAATTCTTTACTGGCATAGAGGCCAAAGACGTAACTATTTTATTGGAGGAAACCGATGCAAAAGCAAATTCCGCTGAGTGATCTCAAACACTCACCTGACAATGTACGCAAAGTAAAGTCTAGCAGAGACAGCATTGCACAACTAGCCGCCTCAATCCAAGCCAAGGGTCTGCTACACAACCTTGTAGTAGTAGAGAATGGTAAAGGCTACAACGTCATTGATGGTAACAGACGCCTCGATGCACTCAACAAAGTACACAAAGACAAAAAAACGCCTATCAACTGTATTGTCCTAGAGTCTAATGACAATGAGGTTGGCCTACATGCAAACATGATGCGTGAAGATATGCATCCGCTTGATGAGTGTGATGTTATTCAAGCTCTTGTTGCTGACGGCTCAGAAGACTTTGACTCTGTAGCTAAACGCTTTGGTCAAACTAAACGCTGGGTAGAACAGCGTGTAAGCCTCTCTGAGCTATCAGACAAAGCTAAAGAGATGTTTCGTGCTTATCGCTTCAACTTGGCTGTTGCACAAGCTTTTACGCTTGGTAGCCATGAGAAACAAGACGCTTATCTTGAGCATGACTATGAATCATACCATGCAGAATCAGTCAAACGTGACATGGTTGACAGAAAAATTCCGACAACTGCCGCACTGTTTGACATTGAAACTTACAGAGACAAGTTGAGCATAGAATCTGATTTGTTTGGTGATGAAGAGTTTATTACTGACAAAGAGGAGTTTGCTAGCATACAAGCCAGCCACATATTACAAGTGTGCCAAGAGTACCGTAAAGAATATATGGATGTTATCTATTTAGAAGACCAGTATTATTGGGACTCACCAGAATGCCGTACACTCCAACCTGTAATTGGTGATGAACACGGCTTTGCTAAACAAGACATGATACTTGTTGTTACATACAATTCGTATCGATACGTTCTTGATACTAAACAAATGGTAATGAAAGACATTGCTGAAGCACAGGAGGCACAAGATGTTGCTGTTGAAGAAGAAGAAGAAGAAGTAACGCCTTTGACTTACAGCAAGCCACAAGAAGATTTGCTAAAAGGTTATTTTGCTGACCATGTTATCGACAAGTTGTTCTCCTTCACAGACTTAAAAACAACTGAAAAACTAATGAAATCACTGCTTATTCATCGTAAGCTAGGCTACACATACTCAGCAATTAATCGTGTTGGTCAAATCTATGCTGACCCACAAAACCTATTTCCCAAGGATGAATACCCAGATGACTACACTCAACCTAGTTATATTGACCTTATTGAAAAACACCAAAAGTTTGCTATTGATGCTTTCGAAGCTGATGGAACTAGCCCACTTGCTTACTGCATGTCTCTCTCTAATGAAGACCTTAGCATACTATTTGTGGCGTGTTGTCTTACAGGCATATCAAAGTATGACATACAGTCAGAAACGCTCCAAGAGTTTGTTGGCTCTACCGAAGCCTACCAAGGTTGGTTCACGCCAGACGAAAAGTGGATAAACAAATACAAAGCCAATCAGATTTCAATGATGGAAGATTATTTGTTTGGCAAAATATCTACTGACTCAAGAGCAAACCGTATCAAAGCAATCAAAGATGAGCTTGCTAAAAATCCTGTGTTTGATCCTTACGGTTCTTGGCCGCAGTTCAAACCCCAATAGGCTATCAACGCTGATTCCGCTACCCCATCTTCACACTTCAACTCCCAGCAGTGTGCGGCTTGGGGTAGTAGGTAGCCAGCCCTAGCTCTAGCCAAATCTTTATCAGCAGATACATTCAAGTCTTTCTTCCACTTGCGAGCAGAGACTTCAACGTACTCAACATCTAAAGCTATTAAACAGCCGACATACAAACCATAGTTAAACCCAGTTTTAAATGTAGAAGCTACACCTTGTCTTGGCATTGACTGTTGTTTTTCTATAAACACTTTGTCAGGATTAAAAATTTTTATCCTATCAACAATACCCACTAGGTTTAAAAACTTTTTACCCTTGATTGTTTTGATAGGTGTACGTTCAGCAGACACCTCATTACCCTCTATAAAGGTAATGCCTCCTGTCAATCCGGGGTCAATCCCACAAACTCTCATCTCTTTTCTCCAATTTAATATCGCATCCTAAGGCCTCAGCCCAACAGTATGCATTAAACAATGTTGGCTTTCTATTACCAATTTCCCACTTAGCACAAAGACCTGACGCAACGCCAAGTCTTTGGTCAACTTCGGGTTGCGTAAGTCCTAACTCGTACCTACGTTGTTGAAATTGTTTAATTAAATTGGAAGTAAAAGTAATTTCACTCATTCACTTCACCTATCACATAAGCCAAATATATGCTAATGTGAATTGTTATGCAAGGAGGACACTATGGGCATGACTCGTAAGCACTATCAATGGCTTGCCACTGAGATTGCACCTATCACTACAAACAAAGAATTATTTATTACAAAAGTAAAGGAGATTGCTGGCAGAAACTTTGACCAATACCGATTCCGTAATGCTGTAGAAGATGCATGGGCGGATGCACAAGCCGATGAATGCGGGCCTGACTTATATAAGCAGGCCGATTACAAGGAGAACTAAATGCTTACTGAAGCACAGATTAAAGAAAGAGCTACCTACATTGGCTCATCAGATGCAAAAACTATCGCCTCAGGTGATATTGCACAATGGATTACTCTAGCAAACCAGAAAGGTGGACATGAACATGCAAAGTTTTCAAAACAAACCCAACTGCTCATGGACACTGGCTCATACCTCGAACCCTACATCATTGACAAATGGTGTGAACAAAATAAACGCAAGGTTAATGCAAGGGGGATGGGCAAAACTATTCTTATTGA